AGTTTTTCTATAAGAGAATTACCAATTGATTTATCTACATATGGAGGTATGTTTAAAACTACTTCAAATCGATTTGGCTTTGCGAATCCCTCTTTGGCATTGACATTAGCTAAAAATGATTGTGGTGAGAAAGCCATTAGAATTTTTTCCTAGATTCAGCATATACTTTATTTGCGGTGGCGCCAACGAATGATTCCATAGGTAACATAGCTGCTATGTCCCATTCGTCAGCAGTAATCTCTAAAAACCTAGATTCTACATGTGAGAACAAATATCTTTTGATACAGGCTTGAGTTTCAAACACTTTACTTGCTCGTGAAAGTAAATCGTAACTTAATCTAAGTTTTGTGGTCTTATCAAATTTTGTATTGTTTGCATAATCACTCAGTTTATCCAAAAGAATGATACGCTGCTTTGGGTGAATGTAATGTAAATTCAACCCTAAAAATCCATCGTTATATTGTTCTATTGGTAAAACCAATGGGAACCTGTCGTAGTATGGCAGCTTATCCTTCGTTTTTGGATCGTAAAAGTAAAAATACATACGACCAATGATGGCATTATTTTTCAATCTTTGACGATCCGCAAAAAGTGCTTGCCGACTGGGTTTCAGGGTAGGTATTTTGGCACGTAGCCATGCTCGTGCCTGGTTTGTGCGAGCGTTCAAACCCTCTTTTGCAAGGGAACTTTTTATGCGGTCGAGTAAATAAGCCATGCTGTATTTAGGTGAATTGCTAATATTGCCAACTAGGACACAATTTCATAGCATAAGTATTGGTGTCCGCTTTCAGATAATACCTAGATTCTTCTCCGTTAGAATCTTAAATTCCCATCCACGATCCTTACAGAACTCAGTAGCAGCCTTCCACTTAGAGAGGTTGACAGTATAAGTAATGTATTCGTTAATGAATTTCTGAGTCTTTCTTTTACGAATTGGTTGTTTGGTTTGGTATTCTGGTTTGACCTCAATTACATGGGTCATAACTGTTCCATCTTTCCTTTTGACTTTAACAATGAAATCTGGAAAGTATCTATGTATTTTATTGTCTACTGGATTATAGTATTTAATAGCCAGTTCTTCGGAAGACCAATACACCACACTTTCAGATTGGTCTAACCAATCCATAACTTTTCTTTCCCATGTTGACCGCCAGATGATGTTTGTTGCATCACCGGCATACTTCTTGGGATTTTTGGGTATAAATTTTCCTTTATATGACATAAATAGTATTTATTTCTCTTAGGAAAATCATGGCTCTATTTTCTATTTCCGATCTTCGTTTTACCACCGCTGCTAAAAGGGTCGGATTGAACGGTCGATTAGCTGGATCTGGTTATGATTCTAACATTTTTCGTTATCCAATTGATATTGGTGACGTTGATAAAGCACATTACATGGTGTTTCATATAAACGTCCAACAAAAAACGGAATTCCAAACTTCTTCAGATGTGACTGATTTACCTACAATATTACAAAATAGACAAGATGATCCGTTATCTTCACCGTTTTCATCACTTTCAAATTTCATTGATAGTTCCGTTGGCGCCACTAGATCGTTTATGTCAACTGGAAATGAAATGGATTCACAATCTGAATTTTATACAAATGAGTCACAATCTGGTTTTGGTCTAACAAATAATATTGTTCAAGGTTTAACAAATTCAGTTAATGTTATTGATGATTTCAACAAAGAATTTTTAAGACCGTTAACAAATATAGGTGCAAGAACAATTAAAAGGACTACTGAAACCATAGCTTTATACATGCCTGATACTTTAGCTTTTAATTATAATCAATCATATGATGGTTTATCTTTAGCTGGTGGTGTTATGGATTTGCTTGGAGCTGGTTCATCAATTGCTGATTCTATAAAGTCATTAAAAGGATCTGGACTTACAAAAGAAGCATTATTGAAACAAGGTTTAAATTTATCGCCGTTTGCTGTGGATTTTTTTGGTAGAAAATTATTAGGAGATAATCTCGCTAGGGCTGGTGTCGCAGCTTTAGGCCTCGCAAAAAATCCACTTCTTGAAGTAGTTTACAGTAGTCCAGAATTTAGAAGATTTCGTTTTGAGTTTATGTTTTATCCAAGAAGTGAGAAAGAAGCTATAGAAGTACAACAAATATTAGAAAGACTTAGATTTCACCAAGCACCTGAAATATCAAAAGGACAAGCTGGGATTTTTATGGTACCACCTTCTGAATTTGATATTAAATTTTATTACAACGGAAAACAAAATATTAATTTACCAAAAATATCAACCTCCGTACTTACAGGCATTGATGTTGACTATGCACCAAATGGATTTGCAGCTTATGAAACTTTTGGCCAGAATTATCCAAGTCAAGGAAAAACAGGTATGCCGGTTGCGATTCGTTTAGGTCTTCAGTTTATGGAAACTGAGATTTTAACAAAAGGGTCTTACAGAAGTGGAGGCAGTTTAAGTTCAAGTTCTGGAGAATCTGGTGCTCCAATTTCAGATACCGAAGATGTAAATAATTATGGTTATGATTATGATGGCGCAGCATCTGGTACTTCAGAAATTTACACATAATACAAAAGGTTTAACCAATGGCTGGTTATTTTTCTAGATTTCCAAAAATATATTACAGTACTAATTCTTTCGAGACGGCTGATCGTGTCACGAATATTATGGCTAAGTTTTCATTGAATGATGTTATTAAAGAAAATACTGCTGTTTACTATGAATACGATATAAAAGAAGGTGATACACCAGAAATTATAGCTCGTAAGGTTTATGGATCTTCACAACGGCATTGGGTGGTTTTAATGATGAATAATATTGTCGATCCTCAGTATGATTGGCCACTTGATACAATCACATTAAATAGTTTTATTGATGCTAAATATTCTACAGCTGAATATGCCAATTCAAATACTTCTACTGCTGGATTGATGTATGCACAATCAAATGTACATTCATACTACAAAGTAATTACGACAACAATACCAAATGGCTCTAAAATTGTTAATCAATACGAAATAGATTCAAACACTTACGCCAATCTTACGGTTACTATATCGACAGTCACTTTAGCGGACAATAATATCATTACAGTCACAACATCAAAAGACATTAAAACTTATTATAATTATGAAGTTGAAGAAAATGAAAATAAACGAAAAATTAAAATATTAAAGCCTGAATTTGTTCCAGATTTGGAACAAGAAATTAAAAGAGTGTTTACGGAATGAGTAGTGTTTCAATTCGACAAACAACTCAGTTTAAGATTGAAAAACTTGAATTGATTATTAACGACAATAATTTAGCATTAGATGGATTATTCAGTGAAATTAATCTTTTTGATAATCTTTTTATGCCATGCGTATCTGGTAATATTCTAATTATAGATGCCCTTGGGCTTTCTGATCGATTGAAATTAAATGGCAGAGAAAAAATTCGTGTAGTTATATCAAAAGATGGTGGTGACGCATTACAATATGATAAGGAATTTGTTATATACAGTTTAACAGATAAGAAAAATTTAAATATGTCTTCAGTAACTTATATTTTAAATTTTGTATCTGAAGAATATGTTTATTCATTACAACAAAAAATATCTCAAACTTACATTAATGATCCTTATCATGTTATAGCTTTTAAAATATTAAATGATTATTTACAAGTTCCTAATTCTTCACCAGCGAACGGGCGTGCTGGTATAGGTATATTTTATCCATCCGAAGGTGTTCAAGATTTAATATTTCCAACCATTACTCCTTTTGATGCTATTAATTTTGTATCTCAAAAAGCTGTATCACAAAGAAATTCAACTCCAGATTTTTTATTTTTTGAAACGGCTCAACTTGGATATAATTTTGTACCTTTGAGTTATTTAATCGAAGAACAATCAGTATTGTTTAATATAAATTTTAAACCAAAAAATATAGGAAATGCTGCTTCCGATAATTTTGATGAATTTTTAGGCGCTCGAGATTTAAAAGTTTTATCACAATTTAGTGTATTAGAGTCTGTAAAGGATGGTGTTTATTCTGGAAAATTTATTGGCTTTGATACATTAACAAAAACCACAAAAATTACAACAATTAAAAATACTGCTGATGCAATGTTTAAAAGAAATAAAGGAAGTTTTACTGGTTTGGCTTTAGATGCTGAGAGTAAAGATGGTCAATTTTATTCAGAAATGGATGAATCACGAATTGTTTCATATCCTTTTTCTTTACCTAGAACTACAGTAGAGTATATTAAAAATAACGATCCTCAAGCATATACGATGATCGACAATTCTCAAGATTATGTGTTTCAAAGAAAAGCTATATTTTCAAATTTAATGCAAAGACGTATTCAACTTGTTATGCCTGGAAATTTTGGTTTATTTTCAAGCCGTTTAATTAATCTAAGAGTGCCTAAATTTTCTGCAGCTATTGGTGACGAACCTTTGGACAAATCTCTTAGTGGTAAATATATAATTACAGGAACAAGGCATATCATCAAACCAGATAGGCATGAAACAATTATAGAAGTTTCAACCGATAGGATTACAACATGATTTTATCACAAGATTTTTATGGAAAAAAAGGATTTATTTGGTGGATCGGCGTTGTAGAAGATATAGATGATCCATTGCAACTAGGTAGTGCAAGAGTTCGAATTATTGGAGTACATAGTGATGATGTAATTTTAGTGCCAACAGAAAATTTACCTTGGGCTCAGCAATTAAAACCTGTTACTGGATCTGATGTGTCCGCAGCTTTAAATGTTGGTGATTGGGTTTTTGGTTTTTTCCAAGATGGAGAGTATGCACAAATACCTGTAATCATGGGAATATTTCCTGGTATTGAAGGCGTACAATCACAGACAATATACTCTACATGGGTTCAAAATAAAAAAGGAGAAGTACCCAAACAACCAGACTATTCAGGTTCTTATGATCCAGCTTTTCTACAGGATGAATATGGTGCTGGTGGTGAAGATGTTAAGTTAGCTAATAGTGAAACGTCGGTTCAAGGACAACCAACAGTAGCACCATCTTACAGAGGTGTAACAAGTAAGGTTATAGCTGCTACAAATCAAAAACGTAAACATGTTTGTGATATTTCTCCTTATGTAAAGAAAGCTGTTGCTCAT